GCATACCGTTGGTGCAATGATAAGATTGCTCCTATAAATAAATATAAATAACTCGGATTCAGCGTTACTATACAGAGACCAGTGCTATGGCAGCTATCATTTCGGAAAAGTTTAGAATTTTTAATGCGAAGCAATTCCTAGAATCCTTAAGCGAAGGCGCTAACGATGCGGATGCTGCTCGTACAAGGATGTATTTCTTCGTTGGAAGATCTGCAAGGTGGGATGCATACCTAGAGATCTTTAACATCAGCGGAACTTTCTCCACTGGAGAAACCGTTTCTGGTGGTGGATGGTCTGGAACCGTTGCAGAAGTTAATGAGAATAGTCTTCTCATTACTAATGTTCTTCCAACCGCAACCACAACACCTCCTTTTGGCACCACAATCACAGGTGCTACATCTAGTGCTACAGCAAAGTCTGGCACCTATAGATACGCTACCGAAGAAGCACCCCCAACACCACTGGATAACTACAGCGAGAAACTAGCAATCTATAACGAACTAGTTGCTGCTAAAAGAATCACTGCCCCATTTGCAAGACTAGTTGTTCCACGCTACAACTGGAACTTGACTCTGAATCCAAAGTTTGACATGTATCGTCCTAACTATGCACCCACCCCAGGTGGCGGTGGTGCTGTTGGTAAGGACACTGCAACTGGTCAGTCTAGTCTTTCCGAAGGCAAATTCTATGTAATGAATTCACAGTATGAAGTATTCAAGTGCATCTACAATGGTGAGAGTGCAGCCAATCCAACTGGTCAGAATGCCACATACGAACCAAAGTCTCAACCTTCTACTGGTCAAGGCTCCTTTGCAAATGGCATCTACTCTGAACCCGCTGGAACAGCAGGATACATTTGGAAGCACATGTTCACTGTTCCTACTGGTGATGTTCTAGCATTCTTGTCTACTGACTTTATGCCTATTGTTGAGTCTACAGAACTTAGCAGAACCCAGGTAGAAGCACTTGCAGTTGATGGTGCTATTCATGTTGCTGTAATCAAAGATGCTGGATCTGCACTTCCTGCTTCTGCAACGCTTTACACATCTGTTAAGGGCGATGGTAGCGGAGCAGTTGTAAAACTCACTACAGACGCTTCTGGAAGCGTTACAGGTGCGTCCATGGAAGCAATCGGTTCTGGTTACTCCTACGGAAACCTCACACTAGTAACTGGTGAGGTGTTCACAGATTCTGGTCTAACTGCTGCGGCAGGTGCATTCAGTGGCACTGCTGCTATCGAACTAGTCATTTCTCCAAAGGGAGGACATGGTTCTGACGCAGAAAATGAACTCTTTGCTAAGAGAATCATGACCAACATTCGCCTCACCTATGATGAGGGTGCAGGTGACTTCCCCGTTGACAACGATTTCCGTCGCATCGGTATCATCCAAGACCCATATAACTACGGAACAACCGACTTTGCTGATTCTGCTACTCTGCGTGGCACATCTGCAATGGTTGTATCTGGCGCTTCTTCCGACTATACAGTTGACGAAGACATCTTCCAGGCAGTATCTGGTGGTACTGCATTTGGTAAAGTTGTATCTTGGGATTCCTCCACTGGAGTTCTAAAGTATTACCAATCTCCTGAACTACATAGTGACAGTGGTGTTGTTAGAGCGTTTGAATCTAACGCTGCTAATGCTATCGTTGGAGCATCCTCCACAACCTCTGGAAATGTAGACACTTCTGAGAGCGGAACTGTGTCTGACATTGCGTTTACGGGCGGTCTTGCATCTCCAGAAATCGAACCAAACTCTGGGGAAATCGTATACATAGAGAATAGAAGACAGATTACTAGAGCTGCTGACCAAATTGAGGACATCAAGCTAGTAATCGAGTTCTAAAACGAACACCTTTAGAGACTGGTTGAGATGCCTCAAAAAACTAATCTAAACGTAGCACCCTACTACGACGATTTTGATACTGACAAAAATTTTTATAAAGTTCTTTTCCGTCCTGGGTTTGCTATCCAGGGCAGAGAACTTACTCAACTTCAGTCGTTGCTACAGAACCAGATTGAACAATTTGGTAAGTATGCATTTAAGCAAGGCGAGCTAGTAATTCCTGGCGAGGTTGGTTTTAATACCAAACTCCCATTTGTCAAGCTTTCTTCTGTCTCTGAGATTCCTGTTAATCAGGATGGACAGATTGTCTATAAAAAATATGATATCACTCAACTCGATGGAAGACAGGTTAGGGGTCTGACTTCTGGTGTAGTTGCAACTGTTGTGTCTTCTGCAATTGCAACTGAAACCACATCTGATGTGATGTTTGTAAACTATACAAACAGTGGTGATGCTGGCAACGAAGAGACATTCAGACAGGGTGAAACTCTAGAGGTTGTAAATGGTGTTAATACACCTCTAATGGTTGTTGGAACAGATGGTAGCGTACTTCCTACTAGTATTTCTGTTACTAATCCTGATACAGGCGAAGTCTCAAACTTAGACAGTCCTGCAATGGGATATGCTTCTGCTGTTAAGGTAGAAGAAGGTATTTACTTTGTCAACGGTTATTTTGTCCGCAATGCGGCACAACTTCTAATCGTAAACAAATACTACGATAGTCCATCTGCAAAAGTTGGATTCAAGATCGAAGAGAAGATTGTAACTCCAGAGGAAGATTCTTCTCTATATGATAACTCCATTGGATCTTCCAACTATTCTGCTCCTGGAGCACACAGACTAAGCATTAACCTGACTCTAGTATCATATGATCTAGATCAAAAAACTGATAACAACTTTATCAAACTCCTTTCTATCAAGAATGGATCTATTCAGTCTCAAGTGTCTCAGACTGATTACAACTTACTTGAGCAGACTCTTGCAAGAAGAACATACGATGAGTCTGGTGACTATGTTGTAGATAACTTCTCTCTAGATGTCAGAGAATACCGCCAGAAGGACGGAAACCTTGGTGTGTATGCAGAAGGTGCTGACGGCACTTACAACGGTCTTACAGAGGCAGATGCGGACAGCAAATTGATTGCTAGCATCGGTCCTGGTAAGGCATATGTAAAAGGATATGAGATTGTTAACAAAGAAACTAAGTATGTTCCTGTTAACAAAGCACGCGAGACTCTCAATAGAGAGGACATTAGAGTCAAGACAAAGGGTCTCCCAACTTATAGCATCACAAATACATTCGGCAGCATCCCACTCAACGCTGAGGGTAGTGAACTAACAGCATATCCAGATGTATATCTGTCTTCTGCATTCAACGATGGATCTCTTGGTCTGAATGACACCGAAGCAGCAGATGCAGTCAAACAGACTCTTTCTAGAAGAGGTACATTCTTTGATATCAACCAAGGTATCAAAACAATCTATCTTGCAGTTGAAAACAACTATGCAACTACTGTTGCTGGTTTGACTGGAGATAACTTTGTTTCTGAGATCGGCACCTTATGGTTTGTACAGGCAAGAAACACTGACGAGACTCCATCTGTTGTAAACACAGTATCGGTTATCTCATTTGCTAGAGTTCCTAGAATTGAGATCAATAGTGACCCAACAGTCACATTCCTAGAAATTACAATCACTGCCCAGAAAGATTATCTGGACAACTTCATGATTGAATATGATGAAGGTGATGCAAATAAAAAAAGATATCTTTACTACACCAAGTCTGATGCACAGACTCAGGGATCGATTCCATTCGGAACGATTGTAGACTATAACGAAACAATTACTCCTGTAGTTGGTATCGCAAAACCAAGCAACTTCACACTAACCGAAAAAGGTTCTGGTTTTAATATTGATACTGATGTTGTTGCTTCCAAAGGCAGACTTGCTAATGGTGATGCAACCTACAACACAACATTTAGTCTTTCTTACTTCGATCCAACTTTCTTCACCAAGATTCTACTCGATGCTCCTATTACAGCAGCAGGTAGTTTCACACCAGGACAATATGTCTATGGTTTGACATCTGGTGCATATGGTGTTGTCGAAGGAACATCAACTGGAGTATATACTGCTGGCAAAACTTTGATGGTCAAAGGGTTGTTTGGCAACTTCCTTAGCGGTGAGGTTATTGTCGATGAGGGTGGCAACTCCATCAGAATCGCAAAAGACAATACAATCTCACATTTTATCTCAAATGAGAGAGGTGCAAACTATGTCTCTGGAACAACACTAAGAATCAATGGTGTTGTCTACGATGACTCCAAGATTTCTGTTGGACTAGATGGATCTGGTGGAATCTTTAAAATTAACATTGTAAACAGAGATGCAGTATCTGTAGAATATTCCAAACCACCTTTAGTTGAGGTTATCCAAGGATTTGGTGGAGGCACTCCATCTGCTGCGGTCATCACACCTGTTCTAGTAAGAAACGCAGTAACAACTTACACTCCCCAGAATGTTAAGTCTTTCTATTCTGAGTTTGGTTCTGGTAACGCAAATACATTCACATCTGATATTGAGATCAATCGTGAACAGTATGCAGATCTAGTATCTGTTACTGACTTTACATTCACTGGATACAAAGGAAGAAAGTATATTGAATGTAATGGTTTTGGTGGCAACGCAGCTACTTATCTACAACATGGAGATCTAGTTCAGTTCACTGATGACAGTGGAGAACTAATCAGAGCGATTGTTCAGCAAGCAACAATCCCTGCTGGTGTTGATAAGTCTCGTGTATACTTTGACAGATCTCTACCAGAAAATGTAACCAACACAACTGTTGTTAGAGTTAGACCAAAGATTTCTAACTTCAACCAAGGAACCTTACTCTATAAGACTGGATCTAGTCAGGTAAGTTCTATCGTTGCAGATAGCGAAGATTCTAAGATCAAATACTACCTCAGAAGAGACTTTGTTTCTACTGGTGCTGGTGGTGAAGGAAAGATCACCTTTGCTGCTCAATTGCCATTTGGAACTCAGAGATTTGTTTCATTCAGTGAAAGTAACTTCATTGTTACTGTTTTGGATGCAGGCGATGCACCAAACATTGTCGATGGTGATATTGCATACATCACTCAAAGTCAAGTTGAAATTAAAGCATCCACAGATGCTGCTAGCGGTCTGACATCTGGTAGTGTCAAACTGAGTTTGCCTGCTGATTATTTTGGAACTATTCCAACTGGTGGAGCATATCCAACACTGAAGTTGACTGCTACCCTAGAAGTATCTAAAGCAAAACCAAGACTGAAGACAGCAAACATCAATAAGAGAATCATCATTGAATCTACTGGTGATAGAGTTATCCCATTCAGAGGTAGAGATTATGATACAGAATCTCTGAATGTTTATAGCTATTCTGATGCTTTCCGTCTCAGATATGTGTATGAAGGTTCTCCAACTGAACCACCAACTGTTGACAGAAATGGTAACCTAGTCAATGGTGTTGACATCACAAACAGATTTACATTTGATGATGGTCAAAGAGACACCATTTATGATATTTCCAGAATTGTAATCAAACCAGGATTTGATCCTCCATCGGGTCAACTAGTTGTTGCATTCGACTATTTTGATCACACCGCTGGTGATTTCTGCACGGTAGATTCTTATCTACATGAAGCAGGTGTCGGTGGTGATGAGATTCCATCTTTCAACTCACCAACACTTGGTAAAGTTTCTCTGAAAGATGTTCTAGACTTCAGACCTAAGATTGACAATGATGCAATCGTTAGCGGTTTCCAAAACAAGTCTATTCTTTCTGCACCAAACAACAGATCCTATACTGGAACTGGTGGTATTGTAGCAAGCACACCAGCACCAGATAAGAATCTTGAGTACACATTCTCCTTCACTCAAACACAATACCTAGATCGTATTGATGGTGTATTCCTCAATAAGAAAGGTCAGTTTATTGTCAAGGAAGGCAATTCTTCCCTCAACCCATCCAAACCTGATCCTATCAGTGATGCTATTGCTTTGTACTACATGTACATCCCAGCATTCACCCAGACCAGCAAGGATGTAAGAATCACTACTGTCGATAATCGTCGCTATACAATGCGCGATATCGGTAAACTAGAAAAGCGTATTGAGCGTCTAGAGTATTACACAACTCTAAGCATTCTAGAGCAGCAAGCTCTAAACATGCAGGTTGTCGATCCATCTGGATTCAATAGATTCAAGAGTGGTTTCATTGTAGACAATTTTGAGTCTCATAAGATTGGTTCTCTAAGATCTCTCGACTACAGATGTGCTATTGACACCCAGCAGTCTGTTCTGCGTCCACAGTCTAGAGAAGATTCTTTCGGACTCAAAGAGATGAACACCAGAGACGATCAAAGATCTGTATCTGGATATCAAAGAAGCGGTGATGTTGTTACACTTCCTTACTCTCAACTAGAGTTACTAGGTAACAATTTTGCTACTAAGACTCTAAATCCAAACCCATTCGTTGTTCTCCAGTATGTTGGTGATTCGTTCATCGGACCTGCTGTAGATACATGGTATGACACATCTGTTGCTCCACTAGTTACAGATAACAACACCAACCTATATTCTATTTTCCTGGCGAAAGAAGAACTACAAGATTCTTTCTCCAGTCTACACAACTCATATCAAATTAACTGGATTGGTGCGAACCAGTCGTTCTTTAACATCGGTTCTTTTGCAGATGTCAACTCTAATGTTGCTGATTCGTCGGTAACATCTGCGTCTGTGGGAAGTTCTTCTAACATCAGTCCACAGAACAATGAGATTGGTAAAGGTCTAAACACCAAAGGTGTTGGATCGAATGTGATTGCAACTTCACTGTCCTTCTTTGCTAGAAGCATCCCAGTCAAGTTTGTCATTAATAGACTAAAACCAAACACCAGAGTTTATGTCTTCATGGAAGGCAGAGACATCTCTAGATGGGTGAACCCCGACCTCAAGTATACTGGAATTGCTGGTAACTCTCTATCTGCATTCAATGGCACTGTTACTACAGATAGCAACGGTAACGCTAGCGGTATTATTCTGGTTCCTGCTGGAAAACCACCTAGAGAGAATGCTATCTGGACAGGTAATGTAGATACTGTCTCGTATGATTCTGATGCTAGTGAGATTAGATTCACTGCAGGTGTCAAGACTATCAGATTTACTTCCAGTGCATCCGATGCTCCTAAGGAACAGGTTGAGACATTCGCAGAAGTCAAGTTCTACGCAACTGGAGTTCTACCAGAAAATCCATCTTCTATCGTTTCTACAAAACCAGCATTCTTCAAATCTAATGAAGGAACTCAGATTGTAGATAGCAATACAGAAAATCCAATTAGACCTAACCCATTTGCTCAGACATTTAAGGTAGAAGGTTTTGATGGTGGTGTATTTGTCACCAGTGTTGACCTCTTCTTCAATAAAAAGTCTGACAACATTCCACTGAGAGTATACCTAACTGATGTTGTCAGTGGCAAACCAGGCAAGAATATCATTCCTGGAACACAGAAAGTTCTAACTCCTGAAACTTTCCTTAAGGTAGTTGCTAGCGACACGCTAACAATCAACCGCGATGAGTTGGTAACTGGAGGAACTTCTAATGCTTCTGGTCCTATCTCCAGAGTTATTGATAAGAACAACATCGAAGTAAGTCCCAGTACAACTGGTGTATTCACACTTGCTAATGATCAAGTATACACATTAGTTCTCAGCAACAACAACGGTAAGTCTTTTGTACAAGACGAAGCACTGTCTGTTGATTCTATTGCACAATCTAATGCTGCAAATAACACTCAGTTATCTCTAAGAATTGCTAAAGATTCTGGTAGAGTAACTGGACTAAAAGTTAAGAACACTGGTAGCAACTACGATTCTGCAATTATCACAATCGAAAGTCCACAACTTCCAGGTGGCGGTAATGCAACTGCTATCGTAAGAGTTTCTGGTGGTAAAGTATATCACACTGAAATCAATCTTCAAGGATCTGGATATACAGAACCACCTGCTATTGTTCTGAGAGGAACTGGCAACGGAAACGCTGGTGCAGTAATCGAATCTGAGATTACTATTGATACACCTGCAGTTAGAATGGGTATCGCTATCGATGAAGATGGTCAAACCCAATCGATCACCCCAACAAACTTTAAGTTTGACAATCCAGTTTATCTAGAGAACGATACCGAGTATGCAATGGCAATCGAGACAGACTCGATTGATTATGAGCTCTGGGGTTCTAGACTAGGTGAGACTGAAATTGCGACCAGTCAGATTGTCACTACACAACCACTACTTGGATCTCTCTTTAAGTCTCAAAACTCTGATTCTTGGACTGAAGATCTATTTGAGGATATTAAGTTCAGACTACACAGAGCAGAATTTGATATCTCTAGAACAGCAAATCTGATGCTGACTAACGAAGATCTCGGTTATGAATTGCTAGAAGCAAATCCAATCGAGACTAATGCAGAGTCTAACACAACTGCAACATCTTCCCTCTTTAAGAATAACAACCAGATTGTCAAAGTTTCACATAGAGACAATGGTTTTGACTCTGGAAATTCCTATGTGTTCTTTAAGTCTGCACTAGATGTTGGTGGTATCACCGCGTCTCAACTAAACTCCAATCTATATCAAATTACAAACCACGGTGTTGATTCATACAACATCACATCTGGAGTCAGAGCATCTGGAAATGCATTTGGTGGTGGTACATCTGTACTAGCATCATACAACAGAAAGTTTGAGAAGTTGTTTGCTGCAATTCCTAATCTAACTTTCAGTCAAACAAAGATTGATAGTTTCATTAAGACAACAAATATTTCTCCTGTAGATGATAATGTTAACACATTTGCATCTTATAGTCAGACTGATTTTGAAAGAACCTTCCTAAACGAAGACTTCTTCTTTATCAATCAAAAGGTTGTTGCTTCTAAGATTAACGAAACAATCAATAATATTGATAACTCTCTCGTATATAAACTAGATCTTTCTAGTTCTGTGTCTTATCTGTCTCCAGTTATTGATCTTTCTAGAGCATCAGTCAAGACAATTACAAACAGAGTTGAAAATCCACTAGGTCGTGAAGACAGATATGGTAGAAGAGATCAAGTTCTATCTTTCTACCCAGTCTACTCTATGTCTGTTGCTGGCATTTCTGGCAATGAAGTTATCAGTCTCGACCAGAGAGTTACTGGTGGAACGACCAAGGCAGAAGGTGTTGTCGTTAAAGTAGACGGAAGCACTGTATTTGTGAAGATCACTTCGGTTAACACATTTGTAGCTCGCGAAGAACTTTCCTTCAGCAGCGACACATTTGCAAATGTAATTACAGTTGGTGACACAGGTGTTACTAAGTTTGAATTTGAGATTCCAAATACAGTAGCACCACCAACATATGTCACTGGCAGAAACCCATCTGTTCCTTCTCAAACATATGACAATACAATCACAGGTAAGATTGTTCTGTGGGATGCAGATTCTGTCAAACTGACAATTGTCAATGACAAGCAACCACTCAATGATGATTACACTGGAAGAATTATTGATAGTCAAGCATTCACTAGAAACGCAAGTGTTGATGCACAACTAGATGATATCTTCCGTGTTGGTGACCTCCTGTCCTATCCAAATCAACCAGAGGATGAGGCAAGATTCATTGAGGTATCTGGAGTTGAATACACCACTGGTGTTGACTTTATCTCAGAAACACAATCTAAGAATAGTTCTGGAATTGCTAAGTATGTAACCAAAGAGGTTGCTATTGAAAATCCAGCAACTTCTATCAACATCAGACTCACTGCAAATGTCAGTGATATTGAGAACCTAAAAGTTCTGTATAAGATTAAGAAGTCTTCCAGTCAGGAAAACTTCGAGGATATTGAATGGGCATACTTCAATGAAACTGGTAACCCAGATAACGATCTAATCGCATCGTCTGAAAATGCTATTAGTGGTATCACTGAGAAGCAATCTTCTTATCAGGAGTTGTCCTACAGCATCGAAAACCTACCCGAGTTTTCATCTTTTGCTGTCAAGATTGTAATGAAGTCCAGCAATCCTGCATTTGTTCCCAAGATCCAAGACATGAGAGCAGTCGCATCTTATTGATATGAAACACATTAAAGTTAAGAATGAGGATGGGTTGTATCGTGACTCAGACACAGGTGCAATCATAAATACTGACAGATCTGCCTTTGAAAAATATAAAAAGTCTAGGAATAAATTCCAAAACATGGAGCAGGAACTGGACTATGTGAAGGGTGAGTTAAATGAGATCAAATCCCTATTAAAAGAATTACTGAGGTCCAATGGTACTTAGAAACGTACAACCTACCTTCACATTTGAAGAGCAAAGAGTTGAGATCAATGAACTTGCTGCTGATGTAGATTCCATTAATGCTGGGTATAATAACACTGACTGGGACACTGCATTCAGTTGGGGAAATCATGCTACCCAAAACTACATTGTAAATGGCACATTCAGTAATGTTACTATTAACGCAGGTATCACGACAAGAAACCTGACGATTACTGATGATGGATCGGCAAGTCCAATTTTAGTGTCCAAAGCAGATGACCAATCTGTATGGAACCTGAGTTTACAGAATGATAGTTACAGTACAAACGGTGGTACTGGAACCAAATACTTCATGGCTTCTGATGGAACCGCTAAGTGGTATCATTACGGATATAGCACATTTGAAAACACAGAATTTTACACCGCTAGAGTTACAGGATCTCCTTCTTCACACTTAGCACTTAGACTCGATACATCTGGCGGTGTCCAATTGATGTATCAAGGTAGTGAGAAATTTAGCACCAACCAATTTGGTGTATATGTTACAGGCAATCTGTCTCTTGGAACGAATCCATCATCAAATCCAAAGGTCTTTTTGAATAGCGATGGATCCGCAACTTTTGAAAATACGGTGATTGCTGATGGAACTAGCACGACTAATAACAGATTAGTAGTAAGAACTTCCAATGACGAAAAATTCACTGTTATTGGTGACGGTACTGTTGAGATTGGAGGAACCCCAGGTACTTCTCCAAACATCAAACTATATGCCAGTGGTGGTGCCGAGTTTGCTGGTGGGATAGATCTTGCTGCAACAGATGTCAATGGTAGTTCTATTAATACCTTTGGTGGTTACACAGTTCAGGGAGACAGTGGACTGCGTGTTGTTTTAGATGGATACAATCAAACAACTAATACAGTACGTATTCTAACAGATGGATCTGCTACTTTCTCTGGTACTGTAGTATCTGATCCAACCGCTACCAATGTTGCAGGTTATGCATATGAAGTCAAGAATGGTGCTACAAGTCTAGGTGGACTGTATAAGACTACCAGCAACGGAGGATTTCTACAACTTAACAATGGATCTGGCACCCAAACAGCATCTATTAACGGTGAAGATGGATCTGCCACTTTTGCTAGCAATACTACTGTTGGTGCCCCTGATGTAACTAATGCAAGCACTGGAGGTGTTCAAGTTTTTGCATCAGGTCAACTCCGCATTCAAAGAGACTCTGCTGGAACTGCATCTGATAAAAGGTTCCAAATGTATTATGGCTGTCTCTTATAC